ATACGCCGTCGCACAAGACGTGCAGTAGGTGCCCTCGCAGTCCGGGGAACAAGGCGAAGGATCGCCCAGAAGACGACCCCCGCGGCACGAACAGCAGTGCCCCTGAGAACCGCCGCTCACGCGCCCCCGTCCTCTGGGCGCTCCCAGATGCCTTCGCAGCAGACGCAGACGAGGGCTTGGCGCAGGCCCGCCGTGGCGAGGCGCAGGATGCCGATCAGGCACTCGGGGCACGGGGAGCCGGGGCTCATTCCTCCGGCCTCGCGTCCGGCCACGTCTTGTCGCCCATGAGGATGATAGCCTCCTTGTACGCCCCCTGTAGGGCTTCAGTGAGCCGTTTCATGTCGTCGAGGCCGCAATTGTGGACCATCACGTCGTCCCGGGTCGACCAGTTCGTGCACCCGTCCCACTTCACGCTGCCGTGGATCTCGGCGAAGGACTTGTTGGGGATCAGCGTGTGTGCCAGTTCGCCGTAGAGAACCCGGCCCTCCGTGTTTTCGCCTGTGACGGGGACCATCAAGAAGTTTACGTGCGCCCAGTCGTCGGAGTAGTCGAGGATCAACGTCCACCCGTAGTGGAGGTTTCCGGGGATGACGTGGGTTTCGTCGCTCATTCCGGCGGACACGGGCACTCCCAGGCGTGCTGGCTGCACCGAACGCACCAGGGCTCCTCGCACGCAAGGCAACCCCAAGGCTCGGACTGATCCCTGCGCCCACTCACGTCAGCACCGTGACCCCCGAACACCCGGTCCCACCCGGAACGGTAGGCTTCGGTCCCGGGCGCAGGAACGGTGAACGTCTTATCGAGGAACTTGGTCACGGTCGGGGCGATCCGGGCGGGCGTACTCGCGCAGGACGTGCTCAACGCCGTCCTCAATGAGTTCGCTTCGGTGGCAGTTCAGCCGGTCGGAGAGATCGTCCAAGCGCCGGATCGTGGCGTTCGGCAAGGAGACGCTGATCGCCCCCTTCCTCTCCTCGTAGGGGATGCGCTTGCTCGACATGGGTGCATGTTTACCATGGCGGCGGGTGGTTGACCACGAATAGCACCGTCCTTCCTACTCTCGGCTAAACGGAGGTCGAGTATCCCGCGCGTGCGGGGGTCAACTGTGAGGACCAAGCCGAAAAGGAACAGACGATGATCAGCAATCGCAATATCGCCGCAGACGCCAACATCGACCTGTCGAAGCTCAATCTGCTCGACGGGCAGCGGGCCCTCTGGGAGGACTTCGACGAGGCTGCCGGCACCGACTGTGCCAACCTGTACGGACTCGACAGAATCTCCGCCACCGGCACCAGCATCGCAACGTGCATTACCCCGAGCTTCGGCGTCTTGAACGCCCAGAACAACAACGACAAGGTGCTGTTGTTCGGCGCCAACTCGTGGCACGACGCCCGGAACTGCACCATGTCGGCCCGGGTGGCCAACGTCTCCAGCCTCGCCGCCGTCAACATCCAGATCGGGTGGGGCGACGCCGCCGCCATGGTGATCGACGGTCCCGTGGCCGACCAGGACTGGGCGTACCTGGAGTTCCGAGCCGGCACGAACGACGGGCGCTGGCGGTTGGGCACCCGCATCACCGGGGCCGCAGCGGTCTACGTCGACTCGGGCGTCCCTGCGGTGACCTCGTCCACCATCTACAACATCTCGGTGCATCTGCTCCCGGGCGGAAGCGTGGTCGCCAAGATCAACGACGTTACCATTCGCTCCGCGGATGGGGCGATCAAGTCCGCAGCCTCCGACTGGCGCCCCTTCGCCCGTATCAGCGCCTCCGCTCCCGGCGGAAAGGTGCTGTCCCTCGACACCTTCGCCGTCCACGAAAGCAGGGCGTAGGGTGCCGGGGCTCAAGTACGAGCGAGACAAAGACGGCAACAAGGTCGCCCTCAAGAACCTCGACAAGGCGAAGACGGCGCCCAAGAAGAGGCGCAAGAAGAAGAAGAAGAAGGTAGAAGAGGACGAGTGAGCCTGCGCCAGTCCAAGAACCTCAAGGCCGGCAAGACGCGCCTCGTCGAAGACCGCTCTCGGCATGTCGACGGCGACGGAAAGGTCAACACCGCACAGGGAAGCCGGAAGTACGCCAAGGACCGAGAGGCGTCCAGTTCGGCCGAGCACCAGCAAGACCGGGGCATGCAATACTCGACCGACGGGGCCAAACCCTTGAGGGACGGGAAGATGAGGTTCTCGTCTGGGGACGAGTTCACCCACCGGCAAAACGCCCAACGACTCGGTAAGTACGCCACCGGAGACGCCACGCGCGTGCCCGAACACAAGGCGCTGCGAGACGCTGGCTACACCGGGCCGAAACCGAAGAAAGTCCGAGGCTAGTGGGCCAACTTGCACAGAGGCCGTGGTACATCGCCGACGGCTCCGAGGCGCACTCCCTCTGGCTTGACCGGGAACAAGTCGCCCTGCGCGTAAAGGCAGGAGACACCTTCTCCAAGGACGAATCCCTAGACACGCTCAAGAAGATCGTGCGCCTCTGCGAGATCAACCCTGCCTTCCTGCTCCACAACTTCATGTGGATCCGTACCAAGAGCGGCGGGCGACAACTTTTCAACAACTGGACGATGGCGCAGAAACGCCTCTACCACGCAGCCGTCCAGCAGTATTCCGAAGGCAAACCCGTCCGAGTCGTCATCCTCAAGGCGAGGCAGATGGGTATCTCAACCCTGTGTGAGGGGTTGCTGTTCTGGCGCACGGCGTTCCACCGGGACGCGACCTCGCTGATCCTCGCTCACGAAGAGGACGCGGTGAAGAACATCTTCACCATGTTCAAGCTCTACTACGAGTCTCTCCCCGACGAACTTCGCCCGATGACCGAGAAGTTCAACACCGAGGAGATCGTCTTCGACAACCCGAAGATCGCCCAGCGCAAGACGAACCCAGGCGTGGGTTCTCGCATCGTCGTCAAGACCGCTGCCCTCGGGGGAACCTCCAAGAAGCAGTCCGGCAAGGGCCGATCCGCCACCTACCACGCCATACACGCCTCCGAGGCCGCGTTCTGGGCAGAGCCCGAGAGGTTCTGGGGCGGCATCTCGCAGGGCATACCCGACGCGCACAACACCTGGGTCTTCATCGAGTCGACCGCCAACGGCTACGGCAACTGGTTCCAGAACAAGGTTTGGCAGAAGGCTGCGCTCGGTTGGGAGATGCAGAAGTCCAAGCACTCTGGAAGGCTGCAGTGGACGTGCATCGACCCCAGAGCTTCGGATTCCGGCTACCTCCCCGTCTTCCTCTCGTGGCTGGAACACCCGGAATACCGGGCCAACCTCGCCGACTGGGACGAAGACGACTTCGACTACTTTGAAAAGCACATGGACAAGGAGGAGGTGCTCCTCGCTCGGCACTTCCTCGCGGACTTTGAGCAACTCGTGTGGCGCCGCCGGACGATTGCCGACAAGTGCGACGGCGATGTCCACCTGTTCCACCAGGAATACCCAACTACCCCCGAAGAGGCTTTCGTCTCGTCAGGGCGGAAGGTGTTCGATATGGGCGCCCTCACCAAGGCCGAGGACCGCGTTCGCAGCCGGGTTCTCCCGGTCCTGCGAGGAGACTTCGATGTCTCTGTGGGCGACGTGACCTCGGACGGCGTCGTCCCGTGGGCCTTCCAGCAGGCTGACGACGGCCCCGTTGCCATCTACGAGAAGTCGATCAAGGGCCACGAGTACGTCATCGGCGTGGATGCGTCATACGGCAAGGTCAACGGGGACTTCTCGTCTGCCTCGGTGCTCGACAAGTTGACCTCCGAACAGGTCGCCACCGTTCACGGGCGCATGGACGAGGACCAACTCGGCATCCTCGTGTACGCCCTCGGGCGCTACTACAACGACGCCCTCCTCGTCATCGAGGTCAACGGGCCCGGGATCGGGACGCTCAACCGGGTGCAGTCCCTCGACTACTGGACCCTGTACCGCCAAGTCATCTTCGATGGCGTGGGCAAGAAGCCCAAGTCGTCCTGGGGCTGGAACACGAACACGAAGTCCCGGCGATCCATGATCGCGGCCCTCAAGCGGGGCGTTCGCACGGGCGACATCATCATCAACTGCCCCGGAACCATCGCAGAGATGCGGGACTGGGTGCTCATTACGAACGACGCTTCGGGGAAGGCGAAGGAACAGCCTGCCGACCCGACACACGGCTACGACGACCGGATCACCTCGATCGGGATCGCCTACATGGGCGGCATCGTCCAAGACGGCCTCGGCGGCATGGTGAACACGAGGACGGAGCCGGCAACGCAGCATCGGGCAGTGGATTCTGCCTGGACGCAGATCGCAGCAGCAGCCAAATACGGCGGCGGTGAGGGCGTCCATAGCGTCCTCGGACTCAACTGGTAACCAGGAGAAAGACGATGAGCAAGCACAAGAGCAAGCGGCAGTTCCCGGCGAAAGACACCGGCACGGACTCCGTCCAGCGCAAGTGGGGCGGTGGCGACACGAGCACGAAGATCGGCGGCGGCGGCGCCTCCAAGGGCATCAAGAAGCCGAGCCTGTAGTCGCCATGAGCGACCTCTCCACTGGGGCCCTCGCCCTCATTTCCGCACTGAACGCGATCACCATCGCCTTCATTATGTGGAAAATGGCGCGCTGGGCTCCGGTGGAGCGAGAGCAGAACCAGTCGTTCCTCCTCGGAGTCCTGCGCGAGTGCCTCGCAGAGGACCGGGCAGACGCCGCGAACGCAGAGGCGATCCGAGGCTTCAACGAGATCGATCAGGCGAACCTAGAGGTCGCCGCCATGCAGGACGGAGCGAACGGCAGAGACGCCTACTACTCCGAGGAAATGGCAGCGGTGGACCTCGCCGAGAAGATGGGGTTCAACCTCAACGACCCGGACCAGATGGAGCAGTGGCGCTCCAGATGGGGGCATGACGGCTGATGGCGAACGGCAGCACCGTCGTCGCTTTCCCCCAGGGTGGTGATGTAAAGGCGTCCGAGATCCTCTCTCGGCTGTCCGAGGCGAAGACCATCCTGCGGCAGTTCCAGTGGGAGTGGTGGGAGGGCATCGCCTTCTACCGGGGCGACCAGTGGACCGTCTGGGACCACGGCGCAGGGCGACTGCGACGAAGACCGGCGCTGCCGTGGCGAATACGGGTCACCGACAACCAAGTCCTGCCCCTCGTGCAGCGACAGGTCGCCATGCTCGTCGAGCGCCGGCCGACCTTCGCAGCCATGCCGAGGACCAACGACGAAGCAGACGTTCTCGCCTCCGAAGGCTTTGAGAGCCTGCTGACCTACCACTGGGACCGACTCAGTGGCACCACCAAACTCGCCGATGTCCTGATGTGGTCCCTGATTACCGGGAACGGGTTCTGGCGTGTCGACTGGGATCCCACCGCGGGAGATCCCGTGTCGATCCCCCACCCGGACGGCTCGGGCGCCTACGCTGGCAAGGATCTTCCCGACGGCGGAAAGGAGCCCGGGGAGGGCGTGGAGGAAGAGGAGGAAGAGGAGGACGACTTCATCCTGCCGTTCGGAGAGCCGGAAGCGATGGCTTCCCCCGAGGAGCAGATCGTCTACAAGGGCGACATAAACATCACCGTCGTCTCGCCGTTCTCCTTCTTCGTGGACCCGACGGCGACCAGCCTGGAGAACGCACGATGGTGCGCCCAGGAGTCGTTCGTACACGTTGATACGCTCATCGCCAAGGGCGTAAAGGGCGCCAAAGACCTCGCCCCAGACGTGACCGCCGAGGAGTTCTACAACTACGAGCAAAGCCTGCGCTTCGACAGCGGCACGTCCGTGTACACCGCCGACGACGCCAAGGCCCAGGTTCGGGTGCTGGAGTGGTACGAGGCCCCGAGCAAGTCGTACCCGCAGGGGCGGGTCTACACCGTCGCCAACGGGCGGATTCTCAAGGAGTCGAAGCCGAAGAGGCACCCCTACGGCGGGCGCTACCCCTTCGTCCACTTCCCGTCCATCAAGGTTCCGGGGAGGTTCTGGGCTGACGGCTACGTCAAGCACCTCCGTCCCCTGCAGCTAATGCACAACCGGGCCGTGTCTCGTTACCACGAGATCATGAACCTCATGAGCAACCCCAAGTGGGTTGTGGACAAGCATGCGGGCATCAAGGAAACGGCGATCAACGACCGCCCCGGCGAGGTCATCGTCAAGAACCCCGGCAGCGAGGTCCACGCGGTCACGCCGCCCCCGGCGCCCACGATCCACCCCACCGTGATGACGCTGGCGATGAACGCCATGCAGACCATCGCGGGGATCAACGACCCGCTCGTCGGCCAGAACCCGCCCAATGTGCGGTCGGCCCAAGCCCTGTACGGCCTGCAGGAAGCGGCGATGCGAGCCTTCGTTCCGTTGGCCTTGCAGACGGAGTCGGCGATCAGGTCGGCGGGGCGCCTCATCTTGAACATGGTGCAGCGGTACTACACCGAGGATCGCTCGTTCCGAATCCTTGGCAACTCCGGCAGGGCCAAGGTCTATCACATGACACGGGCCGATACGTCCCGCGTGATCGACGTGACCCTCGCCCACGGCTCGATGTTCCCGAAGTCCAAGGCGGCGCAGCAAGACCGGGTGATGCAACTGCTGCAGTTCGCCCCGATGGTGTTTGCGGACGAGGACGGCGAGTTCAACCGAGAGTTCTTCCTGGAGATGCTGGAGGTTCCGAGCGCCCGGGGGGTCTTCCGCCCGGACGAGTTGGACGCCGCCCAGGCAGACGCCGAGCACGTCGATGCGGAGCAGGGCAAGCCCCTCACCGTCCAGCCGTGGGAAAACGACAAGCTGCACATGCGGAAGCACGGAACGAAGATGCAGGACCGGGTATGGGTCGAGTCCAACCCCGAGGCCGCACAAGCCGTCGCCGCACATTACGCAGAGCACGAAGCCCAGGTGATGCAGAAGATGCAAGGCCAGATGGTCGATCTGAACGCTGGGCCACAAGGACCACAAGGAGGCGGCGTTGCTGCGGGCGGGCAGGGCGGGGCACCGGGTTCTCCCGGGACTCCCACTCCGGGGGCATCTCCGTCCCCGTTTGGCGCGCCCACAGGACCGTCGCTATGACGATGCGGCCTAGGATCATCGCAGCCCAGCGTTACGGGCGATCTTGGGTCGGGTGGGAACTTGCCGTCGTGTTGACGGGAAGTAGACAGCCACACGCGGAAGGCAACCGCGTCAACAAGCCGTGGCGGGAGGAAAGGTCAAGATGACCACTGACGAGTCGCAGCCCAGCGTTACGGGCGAGCAACCGGCCTCCGAGCCGGCGACCGTGATCGAGCCGGTGGACACGGGTTCGGGAAACTCCGCCAACGAGCGGATCCAAGAACTCGTGAACCAGCGGCGGGGCGTGCAGGAGGAGTTGGCGGCGGAAAGGGCAGCGAGGTCCGAGGATGCGAGGCGTTACGACGACCTTCGCAACTTGATCGACTCTCGCATCCCAGACCCAAGGGCGGCGGCACCGGAAGAGGAAGAGTGGGTCGATCCCGGCGAGAAGGCGTTGAGGCGCATCGAGGCGATGGAAATGTCGCAGCGGGAGCGTGAGGATCGCCAAGCGGTGTTCATGGCAATCCAACGGGAGGTGGGCAAGCGAGACTTCGCCGACCCCCAGGATGTCATGAACGAACTAGCCCGCGACTACTACGCGGACTCCCACCTTGGGCGCAGATTCGATCCCGCAGCAGCGGCTTCGGAGAAGTTCAAGAAGGAGTCCGATAGGGCACAGGCGTGGGCAAAGACGAAGGTGGAACAGGCAGATGCCACCGCCTCCGTCGTTACTGAAGCGTCCCCTGCAAGCACGACCAACGACCTCGGGGCGGCACCGCCGTGGGGTACGAGGGAGCGCGAGGAGTGGGACAAGAAGCTAGAAAACTCGATCTTCGCACAGTTCCGAGCCGGGACGCTCTAGGGCCCCGGTAACCGTGCTGGCGATGGGAAAAGGATAATCGAAAGATGGCACAGACACACCTCGCAGCCCAGGCTCTGCTCAAGCGGAAGTACGGTCCCGGGATCCACGACCAGTTGTCGAACGAGGCAATCCCGTTCGGCATGTTCAAGAAAGTCGGCAAGGAACGGTGGGGAGGCTCGGCCTTCTTCCACTCGCTCCGCACCGGCCGCAACCGCAACATGCGCCCTGGCGGCGAGCAGACGGCTCTCCCGGCTTCCGGCCGGCAGACCTACGCGAACTCCCAGGTGGCGTGTCGCATCTACCACGGCACGGGTGGCTTCACGGCCTTCGGCGCCGCGGCGACCGAGATGTCCGACGCTGCGTTCGGCGAGATGGTCAAGACCGAGGTCGACGGCCTGATCTCCGACAGCCGCAAGGATCTCAACATCGACACCTACGGGACTCCGCTGGGTGTCCTGGGCCGGATCGCTGCGGGCGGGATCGCGGGAGCTGTGGCGACGCTGGAGCAGTTGGACAACGTCGTCGCTTGGCGCACGTTCGGCAACCGCTACTTCTCCCCGAACCAGAATGTCGACATCGTGGACGAACTCACCGGCCTTGTGAACGACACCGACACGGTCCTTTCCGTTTCGGCCGTCAACCGCACCGACATCACGCAGGGCAACGCCATCGCGGGCGCTGCTGCTGCCGGTGACCTCTACGTCCGAACCGGAACGCAGGGGGCGCAAGGCGTGGCGGCTGCGCCTGCCTTCCGGGCGCTCGACGGCCTGGAGTTCATGATCGACGACGACACGACCACGGCTGCCGCCGGCAACGCCATGGGACTCGACCTGTCGGTTCTCCACGCCATCAACCGCACGACGGCGGGCAACGAGTATTTCCGCGGGAACGTCCTCAACCTCGCCGGCGCCGCGCTGACCGAGACGGACATCCAGAACCTCGTGTACCGGATCGAGGAGAGGTCGGGCCTGTACCCGGATGTCTTCCTCACCCACCGTTCGGTGCAGTTCGCCATCCAGCAGTTGATGGTCGGCGACAGGAGGTTCGTCCCGCAGGAGTTCCCGGGCGGCTTCAAGGCCGAGTCCCTCGTGTACAACGCCGGGGACCGGGACATCCCCATCGTGGTCTCCCGCGAATGCCCCTACCGGCGGCTCTACGCGCTCAACCTCGACGCCATCCACTGCTACATGCTCCGCGATGTCGAATTGATCGAGGAGGATGGGTCGGTGCTCCGGCAGGACGCCACGGGCGGCGACGAGTGGGACTTCTCGTGGCGCGCGTTCTTCAACATCGGGACCACGCAGCCGAATGCGTTGGGCAAGATGGTCCGCATCGGCGGCGCCGACGAGGCGTTCGGCATCGGTGCGGCTAGGGTCTACGACTTCTAGGGACTGCCCCTGGACGTTCGTTTTTCCCCCGGGAGGTCGTTGCGGCCTTCCGGGGGATCCAAGGAGAGTCGACCATGGCCCGTGGCGTAGGCGTTGGGAACTCCAACAACATCCGTGGCATGCCGGCAGATGCCGGTAGCTGGGACACTGGGTTGGTGGATCGCCCTGCCCTCAAGGGCACAGAGGAGAAGGAGACGGGCGGGTCGACCATCGCCCGGAATCCAGACCCTACGGTGGCTCGCCAAGTTCGTGAGATCGACCCGAGGCTCGGCCTGGAGTGGCGCCCCAAGGGCCAGTGGTGGACGAACCCGATGTTCGGCGACCCGAAGAAGGGCAGACCGCCCGGGGCATCGCTGGGGTCTTGGCGCCTCACCCTGGACGGGAAGTCCGGCAAGACGATGGGCCTGATGCTGCTGCCTCCGTGGTGGGCAACGAGCGCGTCGCAGGGGCAGTTGGAGGCGTATCTACAACTGCACTGGAAGCCTCGCCTCCAGCACTACGGCCGGTATGTGGCGGGCCTAGAGACTCGTCAGGAGACGCTGTTGAACATCCAACGGTCGAAGCAGTTCGCTGCGACGGACCACGGGCAGTTGCAGTGGGCCATGAGGAAGGACGAGGCGGGTCGCCGGAACGACGGCTTCTCGTACAAGGGGCACTACTAGATGGCGACGTTGCAGCAGTTGCGTGTCCGAGCTTCGACGCTGCTGGATCAGCCGTTGGTTGGCGCGGACGTGCCTGCTGCTGGCGTCTTCTGGACGCAATCCAACCTCAATGACTTCATCAACGAGGGCTACCTCCAAGTCTACGCGGAGATCGCGGAGATCGAGGGCCCCACGCTCGCCGCCGAGGTGACCGGCACCTACGCATCCGGGTCAAGGTCGCTGGCGATCAACAACGCTGCGTTCTTCAACCTCGCCCCAGACCCGCTGAAAATCCTCGGCATGCACGACATCACGGGCGACGCAGCGGGTGTGGGCAGCAAGATCCCCTACGTCCCGTACAACCAGTTCGATGCGTTGCGAAGCACCTCGGCCTCGGGCACGGCGCTGACGACAGGGGGTGGGGCATGGACGTGGTGGGGCACCAACCCGATGAACATCTCCTTGTTCCCGCGTCCCGGAGGCGCCCGGACGTTGCGGATGCGCTACATTCCAGCGGAGCCAACGGCGTTGGTAGACCCGAACGCCCCCGTGGGCATCCCGGTGGCGCACCACTACATCCTGTCGTATTACGCAGCGATGCGGGCTATGCAGAAAGAGGAGAACAACTCGTATGCGATGCTCCGAGACACCTACTTGGAGCACCTGACAAGACTGAAGAACTCGGTCGAGGAACGTCAGTCGGCAGAGAGCCGGCACGTTTTCGTCTCGGGCGGGACCGAATACGGCGAACGCTGGTAACCATGAGTGGGAGAAGAAAGTGGGACTGATCAACCTGGGAATCGAGAGCGAGAGTCGCTGGCAGAAGATGAGCGACCAGTTGGAGACGAACTTCGGGAAGGCGGCTGGCGTGGGGCCGTTTCCGTACATGAAGATCGTGAAGGGCCACAGCCAGAAGCAGGAAGAGGCGATTGCCGCCTACTGCAAGGAAATGGGCATCCCGATCCGAATCTTCGACGAGAGCGACCCGGACCTTGTTGAGTCGTATCTCAAGTCGCAGGGCATCGACGAGAACACGAAGATGACCGTGAAGGAGTGGGCCCGGATGAAGACGGACGCCTTCACGCCTGACATCCGCGGCGTGGCCGACGACCAGAACTTCGACAAGGCGAAGTCTTCTGGCGCGAAGGTGAATCTGCGGGGCGGCAAGCGCCAGAAGCGCGTTGCGACGGAGGACCGTGCCGCCTATGTGCAGGGCAAGCTCGACGAGGGCCGCAGCGAGGCGCAGGCGAACCACTACGCGAACCGCAAGTTCGGGAAGTCCGAGGACTAGGTGGCTCGGCGCCGCACCATCCGGGTTCCTGACGTGACGGGGGGCCTCACCGACTTCCCCGAACTGGCGGCGCCCGGGAACGCGGACTTGGCGGTGAACGTCGAGTACCGCAACGGTGGAGTCTCGACGCGGCAGGGCACGCTACGTCAGACCACCTTGGTGAACCAAGCTCACCTGTTCAAGGGGTTTTGGCACTACCGGACGACCCGAGGCGCATCCTACTACTTGATGGCGTATGTGATCGCCGACGGCGGGGCGAATGACCTAGAGGGCAGACTCTTGGTGCTGGCAACCAACGGCAATATCGTCCAGCAGTTGACGTTTGTGGACACGGTTTTCAATTCGGTGACATTCCCGCACGACCTCGTTCGGTGGGGCGGCGTGTCGTGGCAGGACACCGGGGATGAGGAGGTTGAGTTCCTGATCGGGACGAGCACGCCTTCCCCGGGCGCCGGGGGTTCCGCAACGGCACTGTGGAGGGTCGAACCCGCCGGCGGCGGTCCCTTCCAGATGTTTTCTGTAATTCCTGTCGACCGAACCGCCGCACCGTTTTGGGGCGCCGTCAACACGGACATCACGAAGTCCGACGACCTTGGCCCCTATCTCCCGGGAGTATCGCAGATCGGTGGCCCTGCGCTTTCGGTCTACAACAACCGTCTCGTCACCTCGATGAGCGACTTCTCGGAGGACTGGAACAACCGCTTCTCGGTGCGCGTGTCGAACCTGGGCGACAAGAATGGTTGGCCTCAACCGGGCTACGTCCTGTACGGGGCCCGCGATCCCCTAGAGGTCACGGCGATTGCAGACTGGGAAGGGCGGATGCTGGTCTGGACCCGCTCGTCGATGTGGACGACCCAGTACGAGTCTCCAAAAAACCACGCCACGACCAAGGTGTTCAACGATACGGGGTGCATCGCTAGGGATACGGTGAAGCAGATCACGAAGGCCGGGAGGTCATGGGTGGTTTGGCTTGCCGAGGATGGTCTGTACGCCTGGGCGGGGGGCAGCGAGCCGAAGTACGTCAGCAAGAACGTGGAGAAGCGCATCAGGTCTGCCTTGGCCGGCGGGCTCGGAGAGTGGTCGCACTCCTTCCACGATTCTGAAAACAACCAGTACCTTCTCTACCTGGAGGGAACCCAAGACGTTCTCGTTTGGGATTACGAGTACGATGCGTGGTCGACCTGGGAGTTCCGAGACTCTGGGACAGTCGTCAAACCCCTTGGGTGGGCACGAGAGACGAGCCACTCTTCGCCGCCGGCCATGGTGGCGCTGGTGGACTCGGCCACACCGCAGATTCGCATTGAGTTCATACACCTCCGCACAAACGGGTACACCGACAACTTCGCAGGGACGGATCGCGACTACACGAGCAGTTGGCGCTCCTCCCCGATCCCGTTTGGGAGGAACGAGGTGGCCCGGGTGCGCTACATCCGCCCGACGGTGTCGATGCAGGAAGACAACAACACCCGGGCGATCTACTGGCAGCGAGACAACGAAAGCCGAGCTACGAGCAACGCCCTCGGCCAGAACACCACCATCCCGGGGTTCCCTGTGCTGCCCTCTGGGGGCGCCGCCACCTTCGGGAACATCACGTTCAACCAGGAGCAGTTCGGGGCGCAGAAAGAGTTCTACCCGAGGGCTGACTGCTTCGGTGGCCCGACAAAGACGATCCAGGTGGGCATCGAGGAGGTCACGAGGAACCAGCCGTTTCACCTCTTGGCCTTGGAGTTGGACATCGTGTCGCGCGGGGTGCGTCGATGACCTACCGCCCCACAGGACCGCAGTTCGGTGCGGTAACGGCGCCGTCCCCCGAGAACTTCCAGCGTCAGGTCCAGCAGTTTGCTGGGGATGTGGCGAGGGAGTCGATAACCCGGCGGTTTTTCTTTGGCGAGGGGCAGACGGGCACCTACGGTCGCCGAGACTCGTTCCTGATCCAAGTGGACGACATTGGCTTGGCGTTCTACTGCAAGACGGTGACGACAGCGGGTCCGGCATGGCGGAAGATCGCCGACTTGGACTGCGACGGGAACTTCAGAACGAGGGGAGCGCACACGCCAGCGGTGGCGTTCCCTGCATCAGAGGACTTGTAAGATGGCGCTAATCGTGTGGACGGACGCCGCCCCGGTGGACAACGTGACGACGCTGACGGCGGCTCGCTGGGAGCAGTTGAAGACCAACATCACCGCCCAGGTGAACGGTGCTCTCGACGACGCGAACCTCGGCACGATCACGGTGGCTTCGCTCGGACAGCCGAACGCGTACTACACGATGGAGATCCCGCTGCTTTACGAGACGGCTGGAACCCTTGCCGGCGTTTCGGCCGGACTCGGGGTTATCCACAACAGGACCGTCGACTTCCCGTTCGGCGTACAGGTCGCCTCTACGCTGATAGCAGTGGAGACAACGTGCATCGCTGCGGTCGATACCGGGGGTGGAACGAACGACGCCCGGGTCCGCAACGTGACGACGGGTTCCGACGTTTCGGGCACGACGACGGTTTTCAACAACGCTGCATCCAACGCAACCGCCGGCCTTTCGGTTTCGCTGTCGACCAGCGTCAACTACGCGGTTCGCGTCACCACGGCCACCACGTCTGGTGACGGTGTGGCCGGCGGCATCGTGCGGCTGCACCTCAAAGCCGTCCACCAGGGATAGGAGACGACGATG